TCAAAATCATCAACCATGTGCGGGCGCGAATCCTCTGGATCACGACACACAATGGATGACTTATCCATGTCCTTCTCTTTCTTCCAATATTTGTTTTCTTTCATTGAGCCAACTCCAGCGGCACGAAAAAATTCTTTCCACATATTCATATAAGAAAAAGGGAGGGCTTGCGCCCCCCCCTACTTAGGTTGATGGACCTAACGGATTTTGTATCCGCCTGCTACGCTCTGGGCAGGACCAACGCCTTGCGGCTTCTGGTCTTTACCTTTAGAGCCGAGGCCCAAAGACTCTTTGGAGTCGCTAATCTTCTGTTGGTCAGAAAGACCGCTTTTAACTCCAACACCTTGAGTTGATTGTGCCATGACTATCTCCTCTAGGCTTTTGAATCCCACATAACAACGCGGGACTCTGCTGCGGTTGAATGAACGAGACCTGCACCACCAAGGTAGTACCATGCAATGCCCCTAGCCCGTCCGAAATCAGTTGGGATTTTCCCGCGAATTTCTTCGGGGATCGCAACTGCTTCAGCAACGGTATCGGCGCCCATGAATACTGCCCAATCAGACTTCGCCCCTGCCCAAGCACCCACTGGGGTACCTAGACCGGTGGCAGAACCACCTTTCGCTCGATAAGTCTGCTCAACGAAACGCACGCCTTCGTAACGACCAGTTTCACCATTACGGATCATCTGGAACCCGGTTTCGACATACTGAGAAATCGATTCCAAGTTGTTCTTCAGGGTACGGAACGTTGTCGGCCACGCAATGCAAAAGTAGTCATCACCCTCGTATGCGGGTATGTTACGCTCTTTCATTACGTCCACGATGGCTTTGATGTGATCTTTGCCTAGCGCTACCGTATTGGTAAGCGTTGCCGCGCCATCAACAGTCAAGGTTACCGTATCGGTAGCCGTTTCTGCCACAACACGCAACTTGCATGTGTCAATCTGGTTAGCAACCAGATCATCCAACACTTGCGCCGCATCGAGTTTTAAGACTTTGTGAATGATCTCTTTAACGGGATGCTCAGACATATCATCCAGTTTCGAGGAGAAGGGAATTGAGTTACCGTGCTCGGTAATTGTCATGGTCCCCTGAGTGATTGTAAAGTTCGTTTCGGCGATAGCCGTATTTTCAGTAAGCGCCGCACCTTTAGTGGCAACAGTCGAATAAACATTCCAGTGGAATGTATCGCCGCGATTAAGCCCTTGATGGGCCGCATCCTTTACATCGGCAAACTGACGGAACTTCACAATCGGACGCAGGGAAAGACGCAACTCCTTGCTTAAATTTAGGGAATACATGAAACCACCAAGGTTACTTGTTCCCCATACTTGTCCAGCCATGAGTATTGTTTCCTTTAATCAGAAAATGAAAATTAGAGACTAAGCGAACTGACCTCGTTCCTGCTTCATCTCACTTATGATGTCTGAATAACTTGGCTCACTTTCATCCTCGCCTATATGAGCGCGAGCATTTACAGGAGCAACGTCATCCATGTCCTGCTTTCTTTTTTGTCTACTTTCTCCAGATTTCCCGCCCAGTTCCTCGACATATTTGAACAACCAGTCTTTGGCGTAGTCGCCGCATTCCTTCATAATGTCCCAAGGATCACGGGTAGGGTCTTCTTGATAAAGTTCGGCAGAACGACGGTCAGCAACAGCAAGCAATGAAGGATCTCCAACGACTTCGGGGTACTCGTCATTAAACAACTTGACGGCCTCTTGTCGTCGCTCCTCATAGCCCCTTTCGCGGGCCGCTTTCTCCTCTTCACGCATTTCAGCCTTGGTGCGCTCGATAATTGACTTAACATCAATCGATTGCTCCGTAGGTCGATCTGCGGTGCGAATCTGTCTAAGCAATTCATTTGCCCTGACTTCATCGCCCTGAAAGAGGGCATCGTGGTACTGCCCATAAAGGGCATCCGTAGTCGCGTCCGTAGTGGATGGCGATACACTTTCACCAGCGTCCGGAGATGGCTGATTTGCTTGGGTCTCTAGTGAGTCCCGGTAAGCATTCAGTTTCCGCTCGTAATCCTGCAACTCTCGTTGCCGGTCTGCGGCATCCTGAAGGCGTTTGTCGGCAGAGGAATTTTTTTGATACTGAGCCAACAGATCATCGTAAGATACATCAACCTTTTCACCGTCAACTTTAGCGGTGGCGTACCACTCGTCACCCTTGCGTTGAAGCGGAGATTGGATTCCAGTATCGACTACTCCCTCTACTAATTCTTCTTCGTTCCCCATAAGGTGTTCTTCGTCAGACTCCACCTTGGCGGCAATTCTTTCCAACTCAGATTGATGAGTGGTAAGAACGTCTTCTTTGGTTTCGGATACGTCCTCTTGGATAGCGTCTTCGGCCATAATTAATTCCCTATTATTTCTTGCAGAGAACTCTCTGCGTGTTTCGCTTGGTTAATCGCCTCTTCCAACCATGTAATGACCAAAGAGGGCAACCTAGCCCGGAACTGAAGTTCGCGAATTGTTTCGGCATCATTTGGATCAGTAACCGACCAAGCCTCAAAAGATTCTTCCTTGGCTTTATTGGCCCTTCCAATTAAATATCGGCCCACTTCTGACTTCAGAAATTCCCGTGTCTGGAGACCAAGTCTGGCCTCCGCAATTAATAACTCTTTTTCTTCCACTCTTGTCTAATTGTTATAAAGATTGTCATCAACCGGAGGCAATTCTCCGTGCATTGTGATAATTGCTTTTGTAGCATTTCCCTTAAAGATGTTCGGGAGAAAGGCATGAATACAAGAAGTTATCCACAGGGCAAAGAACTTTACGCTATATTTCATAGACATAGCCCAATGACGGAAATAACCAATACCTTTATCCTTAAGATGACTCATCCTTCCGCCCCCTGTATTTTCCCGTATTCATCATTCATTAAAACTTCACTCATCTTCTTGCCTTCTGGATCAATTCCGATATCAGGCTGATCCATCAACATCTTATGAACTAGCGATTCCTTCTGAAGTAGCAGTTCACCTCTAGCAATGTCATTCTTCTCAGCCTTTATTCTGGAATCAATCATATGTAGTTGAGCCTTAACCGCATCTCGCTCATTCATTGCGGCAACCTGCAACTGGGCAGTTCTCATTTCACCAAGCGCCTTCGCTTCGGCGGCGGCAACATCAGACTGACCCTTTATCTGGGCGGAAACAATCTTGCCCTGAACATCGAGTTCCTTATTGGAACCCTGCTCCATAAGTTGCTGTACTGCACCACCCAATTCTTCTAGTTGAGCGGCCATCTCTTCCAGTTTAGCTTGCGGTTGTATCGCTATGAATCGNTTGGAGTCCTTGTATCCAAGGGCGCCAAACACCTCCTTAGTAACTTCTTCCTGATTTATCAAACTGACTATGTCCGGATTGATCTCGCCCATCGTCCGGATACCAAGAAGTAATCTTTCTATTTTCCTGATTGGATCGGTAGCCCCGATACCAACGTTGACGCCTACCGTCATTTCGTAACGAAGCAATTCGTCCATTTCCCCCGCGCCAAACCTCTGAAACTCTCCGCCCTGCTGGTTTGAATCCTGTTCTGCCTTATTGGTCGCAACAGTTAAAATAGTATCATCCGTTTCGTAGTACTGTTCCAACCTGACCAACTGCATCAATACAGGTTCTATCCAAGTCTCTGCAAATACCCTGACCATGTACTCCATCTGGGCATTGGCCTGCCCAGACAACATCTCCATGCCGCCAACCGTTTCATTCATCATGCGGTTGGTTTGGACAGTTCCTTGAGAGAAGTTGCCAGCAATGTCGTCAAAATCAACGTTCAACCTGTCCTGCTCTTCATAGGAACTCGCGGTAACGTCCGGGGTGTTGACGACATGCACATCTGTCATTGGGTCATCCATCATCACTGAGCCGCCGGGGACACTTCTCTTCAGTGCGTTGATGTCGATGTTTGCACTTCTTCGGATGTGGTAGCGTTTGTTGAGGACTAATTGAACGTTATCAGACCGCTGGTTTGCGATATCGTTAGCGGCTGTCTGTAAGTCCTCCGTCATCTCAACAAGAGAAGACGGATAGCACTTATGCGCCTCTATGTTCGAGGTACCCATTACATACGGGCGCTCCCCGTTCCTCAGATGTGGGTATACCTCTTGCAATGGCTTGGGATCAGTCAGCATATGCAATGTGCCTGCCGTATAAAACAACCAATCCTTTCCATTCTTTCGAATGATATTCTTATGTATGAAGACGGTGGTGTACTCAGAAATCTCGTTTACCCTGTCCGCCAACGGGTCTTGCCTTTTGCCCTGACGTGTTTGGCGTGTCGAGTCGAACTCACTCCTCTTCGACGCCTCCAAAAGTTCACCGATCTTCAGACTTTTCCATTTAGGCTCTTCAGTCTTTGGATCAATTTCAGTCATCCGTTCCAGTACATCGTGGATGTACATCGGTATTATTTCGATAACAAACGGTGAAGAGCCAACTGGATCGCTCCAATCTGCGGCGGCATCTATACGGAAGTTTTCAGCCGCGACTAAGCGTATATCCGGTTTGTCTTTAACAATCGTTGTCTCATCGCGGGAAGATTGTGCCTCACTGCCGTCCTCATTCAGGACAACGTTCCCATTGTCGTCGAATAAAGGCTCCTTGATCTTCGTCTTTTCTTCTTTATATTCCCAGTTCTGATGGGACACCACTGTACCGAAAACCAATGCTTCCTGATAAGCGGCAACCAGTGTCTGGAACCATGGTATGGTCTTTGTTAGCCGATACTGAAGAAGGTGTTTCAGAATATCCGCCGATGCTCTCTGGCTTGGGTCGGCATCATTTACAGGATAAACAGAAACAACATCTTCAGTGGCGAAAAACGCGGAGGCTACTGCGGCTTCATTAGTTCGTATAGCAGACTTTGTTTTCGGACGAAACAATCTCGACCTATGCGTGTACTGTTGCGTGTGGTACTTTGATCCCGAAGGATGATCTGACTGGAACAGGGAGATATTTCTCTCCCACTGCTTCCTGTAATTAGAGTCTAAATAAGACGTAGATGCCCTATAAGCATCACTCGCCAACTTCAACCAAGGCGATCTTTCTAAATCTTTATTAAGAGGGGCTTCTTCATTCATCGAATTTTACTTCATCCATGACATCTCTTTTAAGAGATTGGAGTTCTTGTTCATTCGCCCTGCCTCTTGTTACTTTGGCTCGCTCAAGCAATTCGCCAGCCCAACGCATAATATTTTTATATTCTGGGTCGATGTCAGTAACCCTTATCCACATACCGTACTTAGAGGAAAGACCTTCATTCCATATCGCAAGCATGGAGTAATCATTGCTTGGGCCAACCGCCCAAAGGTGTCCGGGGTAATGTTTGTATAGAACGTCGGCAACATTCTTTACGAGCGAAGTTACCGACGCTTCCTTGAGCATCCCCCGTTTATGGGTATCAACAATAACTTTCATGCAAGATGCTGGTAAAGTGAAACAACAAGTATGACTGCAACGATGCCACTAAAAATCCAATTCTTCTTCACCCACTCAACTATGCGATCCATATTCACCTCTTGGGGCCATACGGCCTGTTAGGATTTTCGTAAAGTTTTCTTTTCTTGAAGTCGTAAACTAGGATTGGTTGTTCCGCACCGGCTTGCTTATCAACCATTTCCTTCCAAGAATATTTTCGTTCCTTAACTTTCATTCAGTGAATTACCCTCTCTTCTTGCTTGTAGTGCATTGCATCAACAGTGTCCTGAACAACCTGACACAATAAATCTGTTAGAGCGCGCGTGATGTCCAGTTCCGCCAACTCATCTTTGGGGACGGTTGTAAAATTAGACAAAAACATAAGCGCCACATGCTCCGGGCTGTTATTAATGTTCAATTCCTCCATCTCAATAAGACGGAACTGCTTCCGGCTCAAGGTCGTCGCCAAATATTGTTTGCGGAGGGGACGCTTGAATGTCGTATATGCGGGACATTGCATCCATCATGTCAACATGAACAGCGGGGAAAAGGTTGTACTCATTGTCAATCATCCTTTGCGTTACATCGTAAATTCTGCCGTTCTCATCTTTTTGCTTTATTGGTCTTGCAATAAGAGTTGCCTCACCAATTTCGAACGCCTTTCTCTGTCGCTTTGTAAGTTGATCTGTAGAAGGGGCCAAGAAGAAGCGCCAGTTCTCAAAGTCAGGCTGTAGTCGTTGTACTCGATCCCGTTTAGAACCCGGCCCTTCTCTTGGCCATGCTAGTTCCTCGATGGGGAAATAATTGCTCTCGATACGCATCATTTCCTTGAAATGCTCTATATCCGAATCTTTTCCGTAACGCTCATAGCCGACCTTTACAACTT